AAATACTTCGCGGAAGGTTGCACTAATCTCGTTGACGTTGGCATAGCTATGCGTGCGCTGCCAGCTTTCGACTACCCACTTATAGGTATCAGTGTCATCAAGCGGACTCCAATCGAAAGCTGCGTTATCAGCAGCTCGTGCATCAAAAAATGCCTCAATGGCATCAGCATCAGTACTGTCTTTTGCAGTCCACTTCAAATCCCAAATACGAGGATTTTGATTCAGGCCGTAGGTCAAGCGGGTTTCAAATCCGTCACCGTATTGCACCTTGCGAACCTTCGGAGCAGAGCGGCGAACAGCACCAAAATCAGGCGTTGTACCGCCCGTGCTTGTGCCAACAGTCGCGTCATTGAATGTTGCCATCAGACTCCTGCCAACATGCCGCCAGGACGCTTCTGCTTAATTAGCTCAGCTTGCACAGCAGCTCCAATTGCTTTGCCGAGTTGATCAGCTTGATTGGAGTCACCTTGCACAGCAGAACCAGAGGCATCAACGTTCACAACTACGTTACCTACACCACCACCTGTTGCCTCTACTCCAAGTTTTCCTGACGGACCACGACGGAGGGGCATCACGGCCTCGGGTCCCTGCTCACCCATAAGGCCCGTACCATTAGCCATGGGGAACAAAGTTGGCCTGTTTACAACACCACCTTTGGCATATGGGATGATTTTGTTTTGGGCAAAGACACCGCCATCAGCAAAACCTAAGAACTTACCAAGCCCAGGGAAGAAAGCGGTAAACGTTTTTAAGAAAGCTGCTTTAACAATGATGCGGCCTAAATCCCGCAGAACAGAGGCCGTGAACTCTGCAAAACTGTTTTTGCCAGTGACAACAAAATCAGCAAAGGTGTCGCTTAGCTCTAAGACTGCGCCTTGAAGTTGCTCGCGAATCCTATTTTCAAGATCCATTGCAGCCTCTAACTGCTTTTTGAATGACTCTTTTAAATCTTCGGCTGGGCTCTTGATTTTGCCCAAAGCGCCTGTGATTTTATTAAGAGCGTCTTCAAGCTCTTCGGCACTAATTTTTCCTGCATCGAGTAACTCTTTAAATTTAAGTTGCAACTCGTTCCTGAGCCTTGCTTTGTCATTGGCAAGCTTTTCCTCCTCTGTAATTAGACCAAGTGTCAGCTTGGCTTCGTCCAGTTGTGCATTGAAATCAACCTTTAGATCCGTCAGCCTTTGCTGCTTCTCCAAAGCCCTTTCAGCCTCGTCATTTTCTACTTTTGCAAACTCAGCCTGAGCCTGTTGAATTTTCAGCTCCCTCAAGTTGGGGCCAATCTTCATCTCTTGTATCGCCAACAGCTTGGCTTCTAGCTTTTGCTTAGCAGCACCAACACGATCGCCTTCTAAGCCAAGCCTGAGACTCTGTTTTTCAAATGCCAATTGATCAGCTGAGATCTCTTTTATCTTTGCGCCACCTCCAGCATCAATGAGAAGTTTCTTAAATTTTGTCAGTTGCTTCTCGAGCAACTCAGACTGAGTCAAGGCTTTTGGAATCATATCCTCAAGCACTTCTTGCTTGACTTGAGCGATAAGTCGCTTAGTGCTATCTAGATAAGGCTTGTTGAGATCTTTCTGGACTTTCTGTAATAGCGCCTGCAGATCTTCTTTCGCAAGCCCTTCAAGCTCTTCCTTAAATTGTTCGCTTGAAAAAGCTATGTCTTGGTCCCCACCAACAGTCCTCTGATTGATCAGCAGTTCAATGCCAACAACAATCAATCCAATTTTTGTCAATGACAACAAAGTTGTTCTCAATGCAGCAACCTTTGCATTCGCCGCCAGAGCCGCCCGACCAGTTGCTGTGAAACCTGCAGTCAAAGCAGCGAACAGAATTTTTAAGCCACCAACTGTTGCACTGATGCCCATCAACGCTGCTTTTACAAGCAGCATTTTCCCTAAGAACTCTGCAATCGGGGCAATAGTGCCCATATTGTCCAGAATTGATTGCAAGACAACAGTGACACCCTGAGCTGCTGAAATAACGCTAGGAGCGATTGCGACTGCAAATTCAGTAAACGCCTCTTGGAACTGAGTGCCTAGTGGTATTAACGCTTCGCCAATCTCAATCTGCGCTTGCTTAAACGCAACAGTCATTCTCGCGCCTGCTTCTTCATTAGAAGCAGCCATTGCCAAGGCGGTCTGACCATACTCAGTGCCAAGCAACTGAATGAACTCCATTAACTCATTCAGTCCGACAGTTCCAGCCTTCAAATTCTTCTGCAGCTCTTCCAAGCTCATCTCATTTGCAGCTGCAAACAAGGTCACAGCACCTGGCAAGCGCTCACCTAATTGACCAGACAATTCTTCTGCACTTACCTTGCCTTTACTGAAGACTTGCACCATCGCAGTGATAGCACCCTGAACATCCTGCGCTCCACCACCAGTTGCTTTAATAGCAGCAGTAACGTTCCTAAAAACAAGAGACGCGTCAGCAACGTTGCCGCCAGCACCAACAACAGCTGCAGACAACCTTGTAATGCCAGCAATCGCAATTTCTTGCGGGACATTTAGTAGCTTTGTGGCCTTTCCAGCTTGCTCTAAAGCAAGGTTGTATTGCTCTTGATCTGGAGCGACACCTTGCAGTGCAATCTTCAACTTGTTAATTGAAGCTGCGTATTGCGCTGTACCTGCGACTTGATCCAAGACTTGCTTGGCAGTAGCGCCAACAACAGCACCAGCAGCAGCACCCTCGACAGATCTTGTAAGGCCGCCGCCAAGCAAAGCGCCTCCAAAGCCAAGAGGACCGCCAAAGACACCAGCACCAAGAGCTGTAGCCGCAATCCTTCCGCCAGTCCTCAGGCCACCGCCGCTAGCTCTTCTTTGCTTGCCCTCGACCTTGTCGAGTTGAGCATTGACTTTGTCAAGTTCTGCTCTGAACTGCTTGAACTCATTAGTGCTTACATCAACCGAGTTAGAGAGTTCACGCCATGTATCTCTGTAAGCTCTTAGTTCATTAATGCTCTTGCCAGACAATGAACCCATCGTCTTGCGCAACTCATTGCCTTGAGCTTTCAACGAAAGCTTGCTTGCAGTAGTTGCTTTTTTTAGATTCTCAATCTCCGACGCAAGCTTATTGAACTCGCCCTTGCCAATGGTCGAGACAATGACTTTGAGCTGCGTTACGGAGGAGGTTGCCATCAGCCTTTTTTAGAGTTCAGAATTGACAACGCTTCAGACTCCATCATCTGTATGCCCTCAAAGAGCATGACAGGATCATCTGCTGGATACATTGTAAGTAGCCATTGCAGAGATGGATAGTTCAATCCTGTTAGGCCACCAAAGCTTGCGTTCCATTGCGTCCCCATACGCAAAAACATTGCGACGGTTTGCCAGTTCTCTTCCCACACTTCACAGTGTGTCTCAGCAGCTTCGAGACGAGCTGCAAGAAGCTGCTCCTCAGACGCTCCTAACGCCTTTAGATCAGCCTCTCGCTCGTCAATTACACCGCCTCTAGCCCAATAAGAGGCGGCCTCTTTCAGTTTTTTGCAGGACCTCCAGTGAGGCTCTCTGTGTATGAGGAGACAATGCCTCTCAGGACGTAAGGATCGTCCAGGAGTTGCTGCAGGTTCACGTCATTAAAGGGAACCTCATCACCGTCCTCATCTTTAATGCCATCCCAACCTTCAATAATCTCGCCAACCAAGGCATCATCACCCTGATCGACAAGATCATTGAAAGCGCTACGGGACATTTTCTTGAAAATGGCCGTAAAGGTCTCTCTCTTGAACTTGCCACCATCGACAGGAACTTCGACAGTGACAGGCCACTTGTAAGAAGAGACCTTTTTAAGGACAAACGCCATGAATTAGGTGAAAGCCAGACTGAAGGAATTATTACCTGCAGTTGTGGGAAGTGCCAAGTAAGGCATCGTCAGGCTGATAACACCGTTGGTGTCGCCGTAGCTGATACTAGTGATATCAGTCTGCGCCATCGTCAGCGTAGTGATGTTGCCAGCAGTAGCTCCAAGAACAATGCTGCTGCTTGCGGTGCTGTTACCGCGTGCATCCTCGAAGTAGTCAGTGGTGCTACGAACAGGTGCCTCGATCACAGCGGTGCCGCCAGGAGCACGATCAACAATCAGTGCCTGCTGAGAAGAAGCAGTCTCCTTGTAGATCAAGCTGTTGTTTAAAGCAAAGTCTAAAGACTCAATGCGCTGGCTGGTCTCACCGAAGAAGGTTGCAGTAGTGACGTTGTTAAGATTGAATTCCAAAGCTGCAGCTTGGTTGGCAACAGTAAAGGTGCCGCTCACTGCAGTGCTGTCAGGGTTCCTGTAGACGCCAGTGAACTGGAAGCTCAACGTGGGAATCTGACCAGATGACATGTTGATGCTCACCGTGCCACGAGCATTAGTAATCTTATGGCGAGTGCCGTCATAGAAGCAGTACAGAGTGACTGAGTCAAAGCTGCTGCTTACAGGCGCATAAGTTGCACTTGTATCAGAAACAATGGTTTCAGAGCATCCACATGCTTTCAGCAGAGGCCCATAGGCAGGAGCAGTTCCAGCAGTACCACTACCCCCCAGTTCAACATCAAAGGTCACGCTCACCCGCTTGTTAGCAACCACAGTTGCGCGAGAGCTGTTGCCAATAAATCCTTGGAAAGATGCAGCCTGAACGTTGTCAGACTCCATAGGAGTCAGCTCGAGGCTGCTGACCTGAATCGCGTTACTTCCGCCTACGGGACTTGGATCCGTCCCCTCCGTCGCCTCCAATTTTGCCAGAAGGAACTTTTTGCGAGTCAGTGCCATTTTCTTTGGGGGCGGTGGGTGCTGAAATCAGTGTAGTTTCCCCTGTTTCAGGATCAAACAGATAGCTGCCGCCTGCACCAGGATTGGGGACCTGCGTGTTCATATTAGCCATACTCAAGCAGAAGTTAAATCAGTTCTGCTTGTACGGTAGCGAACAAGAAAATCTTGGCTAATTACAGCCAAAGGCACGTCAGCCTCATACATCTCAAATTCAGTTCGATCAGGCGTCAAATCGAGAGCAACTCCATTGACGGTTTGATCTGCCATCAACAGTTCATGCACCTGCTGGGTGTAAGTGTCAGATTCATCGTCTGGCAGGGCTGCTCTTACCAATGTCGTGATGCGTACTCGCATCGTGTGATCGAGCTTGTCGAAAAAGTTAGTGTCAACAGGTTGATCGTTGACTGGCTCGATAATTACTGCGGGCACCTCACCGCGTGCCAAAGGCTCGACTCGGCTGCGATACACAGTCGCGCCACTAATCGAGTCAAGATTGGTCTTCATGCGAGCAAGGATCAGCTCTCGGCGTGTATCAGCCATCAGTCCTTACTCAGCAACAGGACAGAAAAAACGCCATCATCGATGGCTCTGTTTTCTCTGCAGGTGTAATTCTCAGAGTTCACCACCACAGTGGTGCCGCGAGCGACGCTGCTCACCTTGGAAGTCTCAGCAATAAGCTCATACTCCCGACTTAGAGCAACGCCGCCTGCGATCACTTCAACAGGCGAATCAAGGACACCGACGAAACTCGTGCCACCAACAGAACAGTCGAGACCGAACTCGTCAGTGTTGAGAAAACCGTC